CAGTTTGAGACGAGAGGCTCCGGCAATGTTTGGAGACCCGGGAATGGGCACCAGAGTGTTTCCACCAGCACCAACAAAGGCAGTGGTGTTGAAGAGAAAAGCATCTGTGTCCTTGGACTTATCCTGCGGACAGGCAACAAAGAATGCTTCTCCGGTTGTATTAGTTCCGAAGGTTAATCTAGTGATCGCCTTGACCTTCTTGGATGGAACCGCATGAAGATCGGGGATACAAGCCTCTGCATTTAGGTGGAAAGGATTCTCTAATGCTTGGAGGTAGTGGACAGCACATGAAGGAAATGTGTGTGCAACTGCCGCCAATGGATCAGGTTCCTCCATAGGGGCAAAGATGTCGGGTTGAGTTGCTAATGCCTTCGAAGCAAGGTACTGTCGCCAACGGCGCTCCTTGTCTTGCCTCGAAAGACTCGCATACTTAGGTTTTGACAGATATTCCTGTTTAGTCAACATATTCTTGTTTTAGAAGATGTTCTTTTTCCGGTTACCAGATGTGAGTATTTTAGAGTTCTGAATCTGGATAATAAGCAGATGGTGCCTGCTTAACTCCATAATCCTTTCGACATACAGTTGTTAGCCAATCCTGCTCGGGGAACATACGAGCTGGGACTGCTACATTAACGTCATCAAGCTCAGCTTTGAATGGCATGAAGTCCGCTTCGGTTAGTCCATAATACTGTTCTATCATGTCCCAAGCCTCCTCTTGCTCAATTTCGCTGTCTCGACTCATTCCTCGGTAATCGCGCCATGGACGCGCGTCGACGTCGTCTTCTGTAAGAACTGCATTAACTGCTTTACTCATGACAGGCAAACCTAATTCTTTACATTTAGCAAAATAATGTCCAAAAACGGGCATCGATTCAGGAATGTGTTGATGCGCCTGGTACATCGCCATCAGCATCATTCTTGTTGCTATTTCTGGTCGGTTAATGCCACCACGAATATTGGATAAAGGTGAGCGTCTGAATGATCCCAAACTACGGAATGCTGACAATTGCCGGCTGAACAGATACGGATGTTCTGCATTAGTGGTCGGCCACCACCAACATCGAAGGAAATTCAGCGTCCTAATCTCTCTTTCACCAGTGAATAGTTCACCTATGAGTTCAAGGCCAAGTCTGCTGAATTTCTGAATAGTCTGTTTGAAAATAAGATCACACACTATAGCATTCAAATCTTTATCTTCCTTCTTAGCACTCGCCTGCAAAGCACTTAACATGGGGAGGTTTGTTAGAACTTCATTAGTAGCATGCAAAGCATAACGAGTGACACTTGAAGTGTTGATAAAAGATGTGAATTTTTCACCTGAAAAGACTCTCCAAGCGTGTTTTAGCTTGACCTTATTCACGTTATCCAAAGAAAGGCTATCTATGTATGCTGCGCCTTTCATGGTCTGCTTCATGTGCAAGAAGACCTTGGCAAAATCCTCCATTCCACAACGTCTTAGCTCATCTGCAAAAGCGAGCTGGTGGAGCTTATCCATGCAGACGTCCATATTAGCGACATCTAAGGAAAATCCACCTATTATACGTGTTTGTGTACCGGGGATTTGGAAGTCCCATTGTTGACTATAATCATCTCCATTAACATACGAGATGATTTTGTCGCCTTGAAACTCGTCAAAATCACGTCTCCAATTTCCTATCTGTACTGGATTGGCCTTGCAGGCCGGTCGAAGGAAGTGGGCTACGATTCTGTGCTTATTTCCGCATTTCATTCTCACCTTAAATTGCTTCTCCAATACCTGATCTACCCATGAGGTGACAAAATTGTCGTACTGGGTGAACAGCAGATTAGCGGTAGGGTTGATATTGAATAATCCACGGACTTTGACAGCATAAGAGGCAAACATGTCGATGGGAGAATCGTAATCAGAGGCTATCTCCTTTCCGGGATTGGCCTCGTCGATTTTAGGCATGAAATTGTACTTGGAAAACAAGTCCATAAACTCATTTCCATCCAAATATAATCCATCCAGCATATCCATACTCTTCTCCCCTCTCTTCTTCTTGAATCCACTCAGGGTGCTAACGTAATCGATAAACTCACGTAAGACTACGTAGTCTGAATCAATCGTTATCGAGTTTCTCCAATGATTACAAGCCTGCTCAATGTTGACCTGTTTGGACGGTGACTTCATAACTTGAGGAAGGTCTTTGGGAAAACACTTATTGAGTGCTGCTCCATAATCAGAGACAGGAAGTGCAAATTCATTGACTATCCAGAACATGGGAAACCTTGCTGGTTTGGCTCGGTACTTTTCTGTATAGCTGTTGACAATGATATTGTACTCTTTGTCATTTAATGCGCTGGTGTTCTCGCTAACAGCAATTGTTGGATACACGGCGGCGAGATGATCGCCTGAGGCTTGCTTAACTTCATCCGCCTGCAATTTAACATACGGAGTCAGTAGGTGGTCCTCTTGCCTAGTACCGAGTATTGCTGTTCCTATATTCATGCTGACTGCAGGAACGTAGTCTTGCATGTAGGTGTAGGCGTCAGTGATGTAATCGAAAATAGCTGATTTCATGTGCAGAACGCTGAGGTTGGTCTGAAAGACAATATTAACTGCCATCAGTGCTGCCTCCGCAACCTTCACATACTTCTCGACCCACTCACTAAGGTGCTGAAACGCCCTTTCGCGAAGCACATCGTCATTTGAGACTGCGTACTCAATGGTGTCTGTAAGAATCTTTTCTACAGTTTCTTTGGAAGAATTTTCTCTCCAAAATCTCAAACCTGGCGTGTTGTCGATAAGATTATTTAGCATGCGCATCAGGCTCAATGCATGCATGCGTGG